AGTTTGGCGACTTTACTGGACAAAGAAAATCAGTAGACGGTTATGCAAATTTCAGCACAGCCATGACGCAAGCACCTGAGACTTATCTAATAAGAGCTCTAAAACAATCTGGTTTTTTTCGTGTAGTCGAGCGCGTAAATATAGATCACATCACTCGTGAGCGCCAAATAATTAGATCGACTCGTGAGAAGTTTGAGGATGAAACAGAACAACTACCGTTACTCTTCGCTGGCCTTATTATCGAAGGCGGTATAGTGGATTATAACACGAATCTACGCACAGGCGGCGCAGGCGCCAGAACGCTCGGGATCGGGAGATCTAAACAATACCGAGAGGATACTGTTTTGGTTTCAATAAGAGTTGTATCCGTAAGCACTGGTGAGATCTTATTAGAAAACTTGACGACCAGAACTATTTTATCGGTTGGTATTTCTAGCGATGTATTTAGGTTTACCAACAACTCTACAGAACTAATAGAGTTTGAAACGGGAAATGCCATGAATGAAAGCAAGTCCATCGCTTTGCAATCAGCTATAGAAATTGGTATCGTAGATATTGTAAAACAAGGGCGCGAACGAAATTTTTGGGAATATTATGATGAATAAACTCTTGTTTTTTTTATTGTTTAGCACAACTGTTTTTGCAGACAACGAAATCTTTGTAGATCAAACTGGAAACTCAGCTACTATAGATTTAGAACAGCTTGGCTCTTCTAACCTTATCGGCGGCACCAGCGCAACTACGACCTCGATGACCGCACTTGACCTCGATGGAGTGTCAATGACACTTGACATTAATCAAATAGGATCTTCAAACGTCTTTAGATCCGACGCAATCGATGGTGATAATTTTACTGGTTTTTTTGAATATGATGGCGATAGCAATGTTTGGGATCTGTTAATGAACTCAACAGGCCTCATAACAGCTGATTATGTTGACCTGAATATTGATGTTACAGGATCTAGCAATGAGGCAGATATTAAAATAGCAGAAAACGCTGACTCTTCCTATCTTAATTTAGATTGGATTATCACTGGCGATTCTAACGTGTTTGACTTTGATATAGATTATGAAAACGCAGTCAACTATATGGACATAAACGGCAGCACTAACACAATAAATTTTACTGCTAGTGGATACTCTGGTACTACAGCATCTGATTCTGGTTATTTTAATTTAGATCTTGATGGCAGCAATAACACGCTAGACATCACTCAATCTTCAACTTTAGCTCGTGATTGGTTATCCATCTCAACTAATTCTTCAAATTCTAATATTTGCGTCGTTCAAAATGATGGTGGCACCACCACTTCATGCTGATGCGATAGGAGATATTACTGAATTAACAGGATACGGCAGAGTTGTAAGAGACGAAACTTTTGCTGCTGAGTTAGATTTTGACATTAACTCATTAGATAATGTCGAAACCTCTGCTGGCCGCATTGCCATTACATTCCTTGATGAATCTACTGTAAAACTTACAGAGCACAGTAACTTGCTTATAGATGAATATGTCTTTAATAGTGACCCCGATAAATCTAAAATGGCTTTACAGTTTGCTAGTGGCACAATACGGTTTATCAGTGGTAACGCAAATAAACTAAACAAGAAAAACATTACGCTGTCTACGCCTACTTCACAAATTTTTGTCCAAGGCACAGATTTTGTGTGTAGTGTAGATCTTTTGGGCAAGGCACTCATAATTTTACTCCCAGATGAATTTGGTAACGCAAGTGGTGAGATTGTGGTGCAAACCGCAGCTGGGCAAACTTTACTTAATCAACCTTATCAAGCGACCACCACTTCAATGTATGAGAAAGCACCCACCAAACCAATAACTTTAGACATAGATCTTAATTTTATTGACAACATGCTTATTGTTTCGCCACCCAAAGAAGAAATGATTAATGAGGAACAACAACAGAGCGAACAGCCAGATTATTTGGAATTTACAGATTTGGAAATAGATGCTCTAGCAGAAGACTTTTTGGAAGAGGAAGAGGACATGTCTTTTTCAGAGCTCGATATAGATTACCTAGCAACTGACTTTTTTGAAAACCTATTAGACGTATTAGATGAGCTAGGCATAAAAGAGGAAGAGGACCAACTAACAAACTTTTCTAACGGTGTTCAGCTAGTAGGAACCAGCTTTGGGCAAGACTTAGAAACGCAGATTACAACGATTATTCAAGGCAACCAAGTAAAGCTAATGCGTATGGTTAATCAAAACGCGCAAGTTTTAGTGAATGGCGATGATTCTTATACGGTAATCTTTATACAAGATGGAGTTACAAAAACAGTGCAAATTAATGGCACATCTTCATCGGTTATTACTATTAAACAAAGCTCTGGATGAAAAAGTTAATATTTACAGTATTTATAATACTATTGTTGCCATTAGTATTTCAGTCATATCCTTTACAGATCTTAAAACTACAAACCTTTGATACTTTTGTTAAAGAATATGAGCCTAGTGGCAACTTTGCAATTCTCAACATAACGCAAGAAGATATTTTTAAATCTGGCGGTTGGCCATTTCCCAGGCAAGAACTTGCACAGATACATGTTGATTTGCTAAACGCTGGAGCTATAGGAGTTGGTTGGGTAGTATCGTTTCCCCAAGCAGATCGCTTTGGTGGTGATGATGTGTTTTTAGAAGCATTAAACTACAGTCCAAGCGTGTTAGCTATGTTTGAATATAATAATGGCTTTTATCCAAAAACTAGCGGAACTGTTTTACTTGGCGAAAATATAAGTGGTATTATGGCTAAGGGAGTTGTCACGAACAGCCAACAATTCATGTATATCCCCCAAGGTCTGTCATCAGCTCCCTCCGAAATCGATAATTTAGTAAGGCGCTTACCTTTACTCATGCAAACGCCAGACGGTTTTGTTTCATCTTACGGCACAGAGGTTTTAAAAGTTTTGGCAGGTGCTAATACCTACATAATTAAAGGAGATGAAAATGGCATGCAACAAATAACCGTGCAAGGGTTACCGCCAGTTGATGTTGACCGCTTAGGCAGAAAATGGATTAGCTGGGTGAAAACTCCAGAAACAACACTAGACGAAATGAATGTCGATGGTAAATTTGTTTTTGTATCGGTAGATGCTCCAGGTGTCATGCCACAAGTTGCAACTCCTGTCGGTTTGCTTGGCCCACACAAAGTTCAAGCAGCTTTAGCTGAATCAATTTTGATTCAAGATTCTCCAAAAATACCAGATTGGGCATTAGCAGCCGAAATTTTGATTTTTGCGATTTTTGTGCTCACAGTTTCGCTTGTATGCGCATATCTTAGCATGACCAAGGCGTTAGCCTTCGGCGTCATTTTCATGGCCATGACAGGCTTCTTAGGCGTTTTTAGCATTAAAAATGGCATTTTATTGGATTTTTCATGGACTTTAGTGTCAGAATTTGTTGTTGGCAGCGTTATTTTCTATTTACGCTTTAGAAAAGAGTATTTATTACGTCAACAGATAAAAAAACAATTTGAACATTACTTAGACAAACGACAGATTGCAATTTTGCAAAAAACGCCCGAAGCACTAAAACTTGGTGGCGAAAAAAAATATTGCAGTTATCTTTTCACCGATTTGCGCGGCTTTACTTCATTAAGTGAAAAGTTACCGCCAGAGGAAGTTACAGATATTATGAACAAAACTTTAACTGTCCAGGTAAACGCAGTTCAAAAATTAGGTGGTATGACGGACAAATTCATCGGCGATGCGGGCATGTTCATTTTTGGAGCGCCCTTAGATTGTGAAGATCACGAAACCAAAGTGGTGCAAGCTGCAATAGATATACAAAAAGGCATAGCCGAACTTAACGAAACATTATCTACTCCGGTTGCAGTAGGCGTAGGCTGTCAGTCTGGATATGCAGTCATAGGCAATATGGGATCTGACACTCGGTTTGATTATTCTGCTATTGGAGATCCTGTAAACACAGCTGCAAGGCTAGAGTCGGCAACCAAAGAAGTTGGTGTAGATATCTTAATTGGCGATCAAACTGCAAAAAATTGTAAAATTGTATTAAAATTACTAAAACCTATTAACGTAAAAGGTAAAAAAGATAAATTAACGATTTATACTGTTAAGGAAAAAATATGAAAAATTTAATAAAAGGCATATTAGGACAGGTAGCTCCCACAATCGGCACAGCGTTAGGTGGTCCAATGGGAGGCATGGCAGGCAACATGATTTCAGAAGTGTTGGGATGTGCCAATAATCCTAAAGACATACAAACTGCGATACAAAATGCTACGCCTGAGCAAATGATGCAGATAAAACAAGCCGAACAAGATTTTAAAGTAAAAATGAAAGAACTGGATGTTGATGTCTTCAAGCTGGAAACAGAGGATAAACAAAACGCAAGAAGTATGTTTAGCAAAGATTGGACGGCTAGAATCATAGGTATTGCCACAATAGCTGGTTTTTTAGGCTATATATTTTTAGTAACGCTACAACCACCAGAACAAAATAGTGAGGCACTAATTAACTTGGTGCTTGGCTACC